GTGCCGAGCCCACGCCGCACCTACACCTTTCAGGAGGCGACTGTGGGCAGCATCAACGAAGGCGCATCTGGTGCCGTCACGGGCGAACTGTTCCGGGCGTCCGGGGTGGTCATCTCCTCCAGTTCGGACACGGTCACCGCGGGCACTGTCAACGCCATCACTGGCGTAGCGGGTGCGATCGACTTGTCGCAGGTGTCGAACGGTCTACTCGTCGTCCAGGTCACCGCGATCTCCGGCACGTCCCCGACGTTGGCGGTGTTCGTGGACGTGAAAGATGGCAACGGGAACTGGGTGACCACCTCGAACTCGACGTCCATCTCTGGCGCGGCGATCACCGCGACCGGCGTGTATGCGGGCGTGATCAGCGTGTCCAACGCGGGCGGCACGATGCTCGCGGGCGCGACCCTCACTGCGAACGGCCGGATCCGCTGGACCCTCGGTGGCACTGGTTCCCCGTCTGCGACGGTGAACTTCTCCCTGTGGGGGAGGTGACTATGACCACGGAGTACTGCGACCGGTACACCTATTTCCAGGTGTACGGGCACTATCCGCCTGAGGATGGCTCTTATGACCCAGCTTTGGGCAACGGGGATGAGGTCCTGAACGTGACGGTGCAGCCTGAGGTGACCGCCAAGGTTGTGCAACCCGACCCCGAGCAGCCAGCGAAGCCGAAGCGTTCGAGGAACGCCGAGACCAAGTGAGTGAGGTGCGCTCGTGACCTCACCCACCATCCAAACCCTCGCCCCGCCATCCGACCTGGCCACCCTCGTGGGGGAAACCCTGGACGAGGGCCAGGCGCTGCAGGTCTTGTTCCAGGTGACAACGGAGATCCAGGGCTACACCGGCCAGAACCTCTTCCCAGTCACCAACGACGTGATCGTGGTCGACCCGCTCCCGGGCTTCGCCGTGTTCGTGCCCGAGTTGCCAGTGACGAATGTGTCGCTGCTGGAGTACTACGACGACCGCAACGGCACCGGCTGGAACACCATCCCCGCCAGCCAGTACCGGTGGAAGTCAAACGGTCTCGTCTACATCGTGCCGAACGCGGGCTTCAACCCGACATCGTGGCCGACTGATCTGGACACGATCCGCGTCACCTACACCCACGGCTACACCACCATTCCCGGCCCTCTGTACTCGGTGTGCTTGCAGGCCGCGGCGCGGCTGGTGAACAACCCGCAGTGGCTGCAGTCGGCGCGAACCGGGGGCGTGCAGGTGACGTTCCGTGGGCATGGCGACGACCTGTTCACGGCTGGCGAGAAGGCATCGTTGGACCGGTTCTTCATGCCCGGCAACGCCTAGGGGGTGCTGTGGCTCCCATCGGTCGGCAAACTGTGACCGCTGTCCTCGTCACGTACGGCACCCCCGACAACCTAGGTGTGGCGCAGAAGGTGGAGACGCAGACCCCGATCACGGGGTGCTCGTTTCAGCCGCTGACCACGATCGAAACCCTCGGGGACGTGGATCAGGTCACCAGCCACTGGAAACTGTTCGCCCCTACCACGGTGGACCTGACTGCGATAGCGGCGATCATCACCCCCTGGGATGGGCTGCGCTACGAGGTCGACGGCGACCCGCAGGTGTGGACCGACTACTTCGGGCGTGTCTCGCACCAGGAGGTTATGTTGAGGAGGGCGACCGGCTGATGGCCAAGGACATGCAGCTCGACTACGAGATGGCAGGTATCTGGCTCCGTACCTCGCCAGAACTGCGCGCATACCTGGAGAATCTGGGCAAGAAGGGTGTCCAGTACGCCCAGAGCATTGCCCCTGTCGGCGGGGGGCGCGACCCGCACCCGGGCGCGTACCGGGACTCCATCAATGCGCAAATCTACCAGGGCAAATCGCGAATGTCTTTGCGTATTGGCGCGAAGGATCAAAAGGCGAACTGGATTGAATTTGGCGCTAAAAAGATGCCGAAATATGCGGTTCTGCGCCGAACCCTGGATTACCTTCGGGGGCTGCTGTGACCTACCTGCCCCCCGAACAGGTCGTCGTCGCCTACCTGACCGGCACGTGCGGCTTCCAGGGCGTCGCGGTCGAAACCCCAGAGAACGTCCTCGGGCTCTTGCCCTTCGCGCAGGTGACACGCGTCGGCGGCCCATCGGACTACATCAACGATATGGCCACGGTCGACGTGGACGTACTCAACACCACCCGGGCCACCTCGCTGGCCACGGCGATCTTGATGCACCAGCGCATGATGGCGCTCCGCGGCACCGCCGTGAACGGGTGCGTCATTGACGACGTGGATGTCCTCATGGCCCCACGCTGGGTGGACTACGGCGACGAGCACCTGAAGAGGTATGTGGCGTCGTACACCATCACTACCCGTCTCGGCATTCCGCTGAGCGTTGCCGCTAGCTAGTTCTGTCGGCCAAAGGCCCCGTCGTGGCCTGTGACCCGCTCCGCTTCTGCCTTGCGCGGTTCGGCATGGCCTTTTCCTCTGACTAACCGCTCGACTCATAAGGAGAAGCGTTCATGAGCGGCGCAACTTGGCTCTCGTTGTTCAACAGCGGGCCTGCACAGCCGGGCCAGATTTTTAAGGGACTGTACGGCAGTGTCCTCATCCAGGACTACTCGACGAGCAACACGTTCGCCACGTACAGCCCGTTCGACTCCAGCACCGGTCTGTTGAACAACACACTGCTGACCAGTGACGGGTGGACTGACCTGGGCTATTTGTCCGAGGATGGCGTGGAGTTCTCGCCATCGTGGACGATGGCCGACACGAACGGTTGGCAGACGCGCCAGCCGCTCCGCAGCGATGTCACCGTGGATACTGAGCAGGCGATGTTCACGCTGCTGCAGTCGAATCCGACTGTGGACATGCTGTATGACGGTCAGCCGCTGGCGAATGCGGGCACCGAGGGTTCGACTGGGTACAGCGTGGTGCATCCGCAGGTGCCGCAGTTGGTGTACCGGTCGGTGCTGTTCCTGGGCGTGGATGGCACGACCAGTAATCCCACGTTCATGGCGAAGCTGTACCCCAAGTGCAGTGTGGTGAAGATCGACAAGCAGGATTGGCAGGCCAAGACCGAGACCCAGTACAAGATCACCGTTCAGGCATACCCGGACGGTGTCTCCGGCTATGCGCGGAAACTGTTCCGCGAGGGCCCCGCATGGCGTGCTCTGGGTGTCCCGTCTGGTGTTGGCACGATCACCGCGACCCCGGCTACTGGTTCGGTGTCGCTGTCCTGGACTGCGGCCACGGTGGGTACGGGTGCTCCAGCGTTGACGAACTACACGGTGACCGCGACGCAGATCTCCACGAACACCGCGGCCACTGGTTCGCCGTTCACTGTTGCCTCGGGCACGACCACGAAGAACGTCACGGGCTTGACGAGTGGCCAGCCGTACACGTTCACGGTGAGGGCCAACAACGCCAACGGTTCCGGCGCGACCAGCACCGTGATCGCGACCCCGAACTAACCCCTAAACCCCGGTGGGTGCGGCAATCTGGCGGCTGCCGCACCCACCGGCCTCACCCGCGTTGGGCGAGGCTGTTGATGCTAGCCACAAACTGCCGCAAGGCTACGTGGTCGAGCTTTGCCGCCTGATACTCCCGTACCTCCGCGACGTTCGGCCCGTCGATCGTCAAGTACACGGTGCGGGAGTCGACCTTCTTTCGAGCCGCGAGGGCGAACAGGCCGAGGGCAACGAGGCGGGTCGCCGTGACTCGTTTCCGCAGTTCCCCCTCAGTCTCGATCCTCGCAGTCGCACCTTGTACGTCCAGGACACGACCGTCGCTGGTTCTCAACCCTTGCTCGTCGAGCGTGTAGTCCAGTGTCCACGGCTGCTTCTCGCCGAGCTCGGCGGCCTCACCAGCGCGGGCCTGCCTCAGCAACCAGCTGCTCTTCCCGGTCCGCTGTTCGCGGTCTTCGAGCATCTGCTTGATCGTCCGCATCACTATTCCCTTCCTCTCGCACGCTGCCGCCAGTGTGCCGCCAGATTGGATCTACCACCATGACCTCACCGAACCGTCGCCGGATGCGGCTCGCCGAGATGCGCCAGCAGGCGTCCGAAGCGTTGGGCGTCGAGCCCGGCCTGGACATCGAGCTGGAGAACGGCGAGATCGTGTCTGTGCCGTCGCCGCTGCTCGCCCCAGACGGGGCAGAGGAACTGGTCGGCGAGAACAAGACCGTCGAGGCGGCGAAGCTGATCCTGGGCGCCAAGGACTACGCCCGGCTGATCAAGCATGGTGGCACCAGCAAGGACGTGATCCTCGCGTGGGCTGTGATGAAGCGGGACCTGGAGGACCGAGGCGACCAGAAAAGCGCTGGCTGAAGCCGCCGGACTACTGCGGGAGTTTCCCGAGGAGATCGAAGCTGATCTCGCGTACCGGGGCATCGACGTGGGGGACTGGTGGCGTGGCACGCTGTCGTCACGGCGCCTGATCCTGCTGGTGAAGCACCTTCCGGATGAGTCGGCGACGAAGCGTGCAATGGCTGATGACCCGTGGCCGGCGTCCCTGCACATGCTCGTGAGCTTGTTCAACGAGCTGCGTGTGTATCGTATGGAGTTTATCAAGGCCAACGGGTCTGACGCGAAACTGCCGTTGATTCCGCGCCCGTCGGAGATGTCGGTTTCACAGGAGCGGGAGCAGTCCCGCAACGTCCACGACGCACTGCTGAGCATGATGCAGCCCGCGCAGGATCCTGAGCTGGTTGATGCTCGGGAGCGGTTGTTCCGCGAGATGCCGCAAGTTCCACAGACCGAAGTGTTCTAGGCGCGTGCCGCGGGGGTGATTCCCTGTGGCGACGTCTGTGGGGGCCGTGTTCCTGGAGATCGTTCCGTCGCTGGACAAGTTCGCGTCGCTGCTCAGCGCGGGCACGGTCAACGACGTCAAGAAGATCGGCCAGCAGGCGGGCAAAGAGTTCGGCGATGCCCTGACGGCGGGTTCGAAGTCGAACATCGAGGCGCTGAAGTCCAACCTGTCGTCGGCGGCATTGGCCACGGAACGCGCGTCGACGCAGGTCGCTGACGCGCACTCGAAGGCTGCTGCCGCCGCCGACAAGGTACAGCTGGCGGAGACGAAACTCGCTGAGGCACGTCAAAAGTACGCGTCTGACTCCAGCCAGGTGATGGCTGCCGAGCAGCGGCTATCGCAGGCGAAGCGTGACGCCGAGCTGCAGGCGGCCAAGACCGCGCTCGCCGAGAGCACCCTGACCGACGCCCAAGACAAGCAGGCTCTGTCGGCGCAGAGGTTGAAGGACGCGCAAGAGGCCAACACTGTCACTAGCGCCGGCCTTACTAAGGGGATCGGTGTTCTCGCCGCGGGCACGGTGGCGGCGGGTGTCGCTCTTGGTGGTATCGCGGTCAAGTCGGCGGCGGATTTTCAAACCCAGTTGACGCGTCTGGCGACGTCTGCGGGTGAGTCGACGTCGAACCTGAAGATGGTGGGTGACGGCATTCTCCAGATGGCTGGGGATGTCGGTACCTCGACGTCTGAGCTGACCAGCGGCATGTACACGGTCGAATCAGCCGGCTATCACGGTGCTGATGGTTTGACGGTGTTGCAGGCGGCGGCCCAGGGCGCGAAGGAAGAGAACGCGCAGCTGTCGACGGTGGCGAATGCGGTTACGGACATCCTGACGGACTACCATCTGCCGGCGCAGCAGGCGGCGGATGTGACGTCGAAGCTGGTTACCGCGGTCTCGTTGGGCAAGACGAACTTCGAGGACCTGTCGGGGGCGATGTCGTCGATTGCCCCGGTGGCGTCGGCGTCGCACGTGTCACTCACGGACATTTTGGGTGATTTGGCGGAGATGACCGCGCATGGTGTGTCTGCGGATCAGGCGGCGCAGAACCTGGCGAACACGGTCCGGTCGTTGAGCAACCCGACGAACGTGATGACGCAGGAGCTGGCGCAGCTGGGGATCCGCTCGGATCAGGTGTCACAGAACCTGGGCAAGACTGGTGTTTCGGGCGCGTTGATGTCGATCAGCGACGCGATCATGCAGCACATGGGGCCTTCGGGCACTGTGCTGATGAGTACGTTCAACCAGAGCAAGATCGCCGCTGAAGACGCGCAGAAGATGTTCCAGGGTTTGCCGCCGAACTTACAGAAGATCGCGACTCAGTTTGATCAGGGTAAGATCTCGATGAACGATTGGCGGCAGGGTTTGAAGAACCTGCCCGCCGATCAGGCTGCGTTGTTGACGCAGTGGGTCAATATGCGGAACAACGCTGACGGGTTCTCGCAGGCGTTGAAGTCGGGTAGCACTGCGGCGCAGACGTACACGCAGGCGTTGGCTAAGGCCACGGGTAACTCGACGTCGATGAACGTTGCTTTGATGTTGACGGGCGAGAACGCTGGTTCGACCTTGTCGAACATCAACGAAATCTCTGGCGCGACCAACGAGGCTGGGCGTAATGTCAAGGGCTGGTCGGACATTCAGGGCACGTTCAATCAGAAGCTGGCTGAGGCGAAGGCAAGCTCTGAGGCGTTCATTACTGCGATCGGTGAGAAGCTGCTTCCTGCCGCGACAGCGGCCTTGGGCTGGGTTACCGACTTCACCCACGGCTTGACCGGCCTGGGAACGTGGCTGAAGCAAAACATCAACTGGATCGGGTTGTTCGCGGCCGTCATTGGCGGCCTGGTGACGCCGATCTTGGCGGTCAAGGCTGCGATGTCGGTGTGGGCTGCGGCAACGAAAGCTGTCGAGATAGCCCAAGTTGCCCTGAACTTGGTAATGAGGGCCAACCCGATCATGCTGATCGCGACAGCGATCATGGCTGTAGTTGCTGGGCTTGTCTACGCTTATTTCCACTTTGAGTCGTTCCGCAACATCGTCAACGCTATCGGAACCGCCATCAAGGTTGGTTTCCTGGCGGCGGTCCATGGTATCGAGGTCGGCTTCAACGCCGTGGTCGCGGCCGCGAAGGCGGTCGGTGCGGCGGGCGTGTGGCTGTACCAGAATGCGTTGAAGCCGGCGTTCGATGCGATCGTGTCGGCCGTGAAAGCGGTGGGTGCCGCGGGCGTGTGGCTGTACCAGAACGCACTGAAGCCGGCGTTCGACGCGGTCGTGACCGCCGTGAAAGCGGTTGGTTCTGCGGCGGCGTGGCTTTGGCAGAACGTTTTACAGCCGGTGTTCAACTTCATCGCGCAGGCTGCGATCATCGTCGCCAAGGTCATTATAGCGATTTGGATCGCACCGTTCGTGCTTGCCATCAAGGGCTTGGCCATAATTTTCAGCTGGTTGTGGACAAACGCCATCAAGCCGGCTCTTGGGGCCATCGGCTCCGCAGCGATCTGGGTGTTCCAAAATATCCTACAGCCAGCATTCAACGGGGCCACTGCTGTCGTTAGCACGTTGGGTAAATTCTTCTTATGGCTTTACGACAGCGCCGTCAGACCCGTCCTCGAATGGATCGGTCGAAGATTCCAGGAAATGCGGCTGGCATTTGAGATCGAGTGGAAGTTCCTGCGTGACTACATCCTCCAGCCGCTCGCGGACTTCTTCGTCCACACGGTGTGGGAAAACGGTATCCTAGCAGCGGCAAACTGGATCTCCGACAAGTGGACATGGCTGCGTCAGGTCTTCGACCAGGAGTGGAAGTTCCTGCGTGACAACGTCCTCCAGCCGCTCGCCGACTTCTTCGTGCACACCGTGTGGGAGAACGGCATCCTAGCCGCAGTCAACTGGATCTCGGACAAGTGGAAGTGGCTGCGTCAGGTCTTCGATGAAGAGTGCAAGATCCTGCGGGACGACGTCCTGCAACCGATCGTAGATTTCTTCGTCCAGACCGTGTGGGAGCACGGCATCAAGGCTGCTCTCGATGCGTTGGTGTCCGGGTTCCATGATGGCGTCTCCAAGATCGGTGACATCTGGGATGGATTGAAGAAACTGTTCGGCACGCCGGTCGAGTTCGTGATCCGCACGGTCCTGAACGACGGGATCATCAAGGGCATCAACTGGGTTCTCAAGCAGGTCGGTATCAGCGGGATCCCGAACATCCCGGACCCAAACCTGCCGACGTTCGCCACTGGTGGTGTCGTGCCCGGGTACGCGCCCGGTCAGGACACGGTGCACGCCCTGCTGTCCCCAGGTGAGGGTGTGCTGGTGCCGCAGGCCACTGCGGCGTTGGGTGGGGCGAGAGGGATCGCCGCGATCAACTCCCTGTACGGGTCTGGTGGGACCGGCCCCACCATGACTGGCGGCCTGCCCGGGTACGGCCTGGGTGGTTTCGTCTCTGACGTTCTCAACGGCATCGGAGCGGAAGCCTCCGCCGCGTGGAGCGGGCTGAAGAACGTTGTGCTCGGCGGCCTACGAGCCGCCGCGCAGGGGTTCTTCACCGGGGTCGTCAACCCTTTGGTTGGGCAGATCCCGGGAAGCCCGGACAATGTTGCTAAGAGGGCGTTGACGGGCATGACCCAGAAGGTCGAGACGGACCTGCTGAACTTCCTGGGCCAGAAGGACGCCACCGCCCCCGCGTTGGGTGGGACGATCCCCGCAGGGCAGCACCTAGCGATCATCGACGCAGCCCTGTCGGCGGACGGGATCCCCAAGGATGCCTGGGCGGTGTGGGAAGCCGGCCTGAACACGCTGATCAGCCGCGAGTCCGGGTGGAACGCGAGCGCAGTCAACAACTGGGACTCCAACGCCAAAGCCGGCACCCCCTCCACGGGGTTGGCGCAGGTCATTGGGCCGACGTTCGCGACGTACCGCAACAAGTCGCTACCCAACTCCCTCGTGGACCCAGTGGCGAACGTCGCGGCGGCGATCAACTACATCGGCGCCCGCTACGGCAACATCACGAACGTTCAGCAGGCCAACGCGAACCTTCCCCCCAAGGGGTACGACTCCGGCGGCTACCTGATGCCGGGCGTGCACACCGTGTTCAACGCCACGGGCCGGCCGGAGGCGGTGTTGACGCCGCAGCAGACGGCGAACCTGCACTCCATCGCGAACAGCCCCCGCGGCGACGTGCACGTTCACGTGTATCCGCGTGAGGCACAGTCGGAGATGTCGATCGCCCACGAGGTGGCGGCACGGATCGGGCACGAGCTACGCAGATAGGAGTGTGGCTCGATGTCGTTCGTCTACAACCAGGTGCTGTACGGGCCGCAGTACACGATCAGCGACTCGTCCGGCACCCCACAGGTGACGATCAACACGACCGATGCGAATGGCGTCGACTGGATCCTCACCAAAGAGACCGGGTGGTTCGCGTCGGCCCCGCCGAAGCCGGCGCGAACCAACAAGGCCGGCGCCACCGGCTCGTACCGGTCGCAGAACTTCCGGGGAGAACGAATCATCTCCCTGGAGGGGACGATGACCGCCCCCACCATCACCGCGCTACGCACCGCCCAACACCAGCTGGCTGCGGTGTGCGGGGACCCGGCTCAGCTGTACACACTGTCGTGCGCGGAGGAAACCGGCACCCTCACCGCGCAGGTCGAGCTGGACGCCCAGATCCTCATGACCCCCATCGCGTATCTGACATGCGCGTGGACGATCCAGTTGGCGGCACCGGATCCGACGAAGTACTCCTCGACCTTGCAGCAGGCGTCCACGTTCCTGCCGTCCGCTACTGGCGGCCTGGACTGGTCCACCGGGGGTGGCCTGGACTGGTCCACGGGGGGTGGCCTGAACTGGGGCACCACGGTGTCGAACGGCACAGTCGCCGTCCTCAACGGCGGCACCGCGCCGACGTGGCCCACGTTCACCGTCAACGCCGGCACGGGCATCACGAACCCCACGATCACCTGCTCCACAACAGGCCAGGTTCTGCAGTACGCGTCCACCCTGAACAGCGGAGACCAGCTGGTGATCTCCACGAGCCCGTTCAACCGGTACGTGCAGGTCAACGGCTCGGATCGTCGCCCGTTCCTGACGACATCCCAGTGGTTTTCGTTCTCCGCCGCCACCGCCTATGTACTCGCGTTCTCCGCCAGCTCCTACTCGTCCACCGCCAGCCTCGCCGTGTCCTGGTACCCCGCCTACCACTAGAGGAGCTGACCCATGGTCGCGATCGATGGGGCATGGTCGCTCCAATCAACGAACACCGCCAAGATCGGCCGATACCACGATGTCGCGTTCCTCGGCACCGGCACGAGCGCCCTGTCAAACAGCGCGAGATCCGGGGTGCTGTGCTCCACATCGAACAACGGCACCTACGTTGACCTGTGGGTGGGGCAGCACGGGTCGGGCACGAACCTGAGCGTGGATGTGTTCGCTGGGGCGGGTGTCATCAACCGCGCCGGTCAAGGCCCCTATCTGGCGATCTCCAGCTCAACGGTGACAGTGACACTGTCGACGGCGGACCCGACGAACCCCCGCATCGATTTGGTCATCATGCGCGTGTACGACGGGGTCCTGTCTGACGGGTCCACGCAGGCCACGATCGAAGCAGTCACTGGCACCCCGGCGAGCTCGCCAGTCGCGCCAGCACTGCCGACGAACACGGGGGGCGGTACTGTCGCGATCCCACTAGCGCAGGTGCGGGTCAACGCGAACGCTACCGGCATCACCCAGTCCAACATCACTGATGTGCGTAACTCCGCCGGTCTGCGGGGCGGCTTCCGCCCCATGCTGCCCGGTGACAACGCGTCCTCGACGAGCCCGACCGCCTACATTGACGGCGAGGGCTCCTGGGTGGAGGGTGCTGGTGGCACGACCGGGAACTACCGGGCGTGGGTAGGCGGCAAGTGGAACGACATGTGGCTCAGCCCAGGGTTGGGGTTCGCGAAGTACGTCGCGGCCGTTAGCCGCTCGATCACCACCAACAACTCCGAGTTGAAGTTTCAGTTCGACTCGGGGTCGACCACGACACCGGACATCACCGCCGCTGTCGGGTCCGGGTACAGCGCCTACACCGACTTCACGTTCAACCGGGCCGGCGTGTGGGAGATCAAGTTCCATTCCTCGTGCAACGCCCTGTCCACGCAGGCCGCGGGCTGGTTCGCGTTTAACCTGCGTGATGCCGCGCTGACCACCGTGTACCGCAACGACATCCGGAAAATCCTGGACGGCACGAACGGCGCGAACGGCGAAACCCAAGGGTCTGTGGTCATGACGGACGCGTTCAACGTCGGCGACACACTGTCGTGCACGTACACCAAGTGGGACGCCAACACCGCGACCTACTCGACGGACGTGTCCGCGCCAGGCAAGAACTGTGTGACGTTCCGCTGGGTCGGCCCCAAGTGATGTGAGGGGAGGTTGTCGTGGGTCTACCCGCCCGCTGGAAGATCGCCGTGTTCGATGTGCGCACCGGCCGGATCCAACACGACGACATGCCCATCACCGGGATCCCCACGTTCACGCGGCAGATCAACAACGAGGGCGCTATCTCCGTCACGATCCAGCCCCAAGACCCTGGCGTGCCACCGCAGACGACGTTGCGGGGAATGCTCGCCCCGTGGCGGTTCGGGCTCGCCGTCTACCGCGGCAACACGATCGTCCAAGCAGGCCCGATCGTGGATGTTCAGGTCCCGGACAATGCCACGCCACAGGTGAACGTGCAGGCCAAAGGCATCTGGGGACTGTTCACGGACAAGCGCGTGTTGGTGAACCCCACCTACACGCTGTCCCCAACCACGGGCGGGGCCACCCTGGCGCTGTCGGCTGCGGGGGACACGACGTACACGCGCATGGCGTTGCACGACATCGCCGCGCACCTCGTCTCCGACAACATGTCCCGCGGCACCGCCTACCAGCTGCCGATCGACATCCCCACCGATGTGGGCGGCACCCAGACCCGCACGTACGCTCTCGCAGACCTAGCGATGGTCGGGGCTCGCCTGGCGGACCTGACGCAGGAAGTCGGCGGCCCCGACATCGATTTCAAACCCTATTTCGATCCCGCGAACCCCGGCTACATTCGGTGGTCGATGAGGATCGGAAACCCGATCCTGCAACAGGCTGGTGCGCAGCTGTTCTTCGACCAGCTCTCGTCGTTTGAGACGTTCGGTGTGGACGTGAACGGCGCGAACCTCGCCACCGACGTGATCCTCAAGGGCACCTCGTCGACGAACGCCCCGACGGCGGTCATGTCGCAGTCCACGACCCTCACCGCTGGCGGCTACCCGGCGCTGGACATGGTCGACTCCAGCCACAATGACAGTGCCGACCCGGTGACGATGCAGGGCTGGGCTGATGGGGATCTCGCGTTGTACTCGTACAACGTGGAGACGTGGACGTCGCTGGTGCGGATCGACGCGAACGCCCCGGACATCTCCTCGTACGATCCGGGCACGTATGCGACGTTCACCGTCAGCCAGCACTGGTGGGAACCGCCCGGCCAGTACCAGCAGCGCATCCTGGGCTTCAGTCAGGGCACGACCCAGGACAACATGGCCGTGATCCTCCAAGCGGTACAGGGGATGCTCTGAGATGGTTGCGACACCACGCCAAGACGGTTTGACCGACCGGCTGAAGGCTGTCAGCCGCCAGCTGGACGTCCTGTCCCGCACCAGGTACACGCAGTACCAGCGGATCCCGCTACTGGCGACTGCCGCGAACAACGACTACAGCAACACCACCACCACGGCGAAGCAGCTCGCGATCGGCGGCTACACGTTCTCCGCAAGCGTGCCCGCGATCCACGTCGGCTGGTATGTGACACTCACAGCCTCTGGTGGCGCGGCGGCCGCGCAACTGACCGTGCAGGCGGTTGATGCGGAAACCCTCGCGGTGTCGACGCTGCTCACCATCACCGGCACCACCCCGGGTGCGGGTGTCCTGTCCGCCGCTCTCGCCGGCACCTTGACTGGCGTCATCGACACGGCCTATCAGGTCCCGTCCTCGTGGTACGGGCACACCGTTGTGTTGCAGTGCTACAGCCAGATGCTGTCCGGCACGGGCACGATCGTGGCCTACCCGGTCTACGCGACTGAAGCCGCAAGCTAGCTCCTGTCTTTTGGCCGACCGCCGCCCGGCCCCTGATACCCGAGAGGGCCACCCATGGCTGATGAGCCACCAGTGGTGCCCGCGCACACGCAGGCCACCACTCACCACTATGTAACGCACTTCCCACCCCATCCTCCTAGGGCTGAGGACCCGCATTACCGGGACTTCGAGGCGTATCGGCGCCGAACCAAGGACACTGCACGCTGCCAGTTCGCTGTCGAGTGTGGTGACGATTCCGAGTGCCACGGTGGCCTGGAGCTGCACCACACGCACGTCGAGTTCTCTCTGCAGAACGGTGTCGACTTGGCCCGACTGGAGCACCTGTACCCGGGGATCTCTGACCCCGAGCAGGTGGGGGAGTGGATCGAGACCGCCCCGAATTTCCAGTGGCTGTGCGCGTTTCATCACCGTGGGCACGGCGGCGTCCACACCGCAGCCGCAGCCGACTACGAGGCCAGCAAGTGGGTAAAGGGGCTGATCACGTGAGCGGTGACTTCGGGATCGATGTCAGCTCCTTCAACACGATCACGGACTGGTCGGCGGTTAAGGGTGCGGGGAACAGCTGGGCGTGGGCGAAAGCCACCCAAGCCGATGGTTACGTGAACCCGCTGTTCGCGTTGCAGATGGCGTCTGGCCGTGCGGCTGGTCTCGCCATGGGCGCCTACCACTTTCCGGACCCGCGGGTGTCAGTGGCGACGAACGTGCAGCACTTCGTGGCGGTTGCCGGCGCGCAAGGAGCATTCCAGCCGGGGTCGTTCGTGCCCATGTTGGACATGGAGAACTCGCCCGGCGACGGCATCACATGGTCAGCCCAAGGAGCAAACGCGTTCATCCCAGCGTTCCGGGACGCGCTGCGGGCGGCCACCGGGCAGCAGCTGCTGTGCGTGTACGGCTCGGAGTCGTGGTTCGCCAACGGGTTCCTCACCCCAGCGACGTGGGCGGACAGCGGCGTGGTGTTGTGCGCGGCCCAGTACACGGGGCAACCCGGCCAGCTCGGCTGGTCCCACCCGCGACTGGCGATCCACCAGTACACCGACAACGCGCCAACACCAGGCGCTACGGGCGTGACAGACAGGTCCGTCACCGTAGGCGGGTGGGGACTCGCCGATCTCACGATTGGAGAGGACTTTCTCATGGCACTCGCCGACTGGCAGCAGCAGCGCATCTTCGACCGGGTTCTGTCCATGTCTCAGGGCGTGGAGGGCGAGAACTTCGACGGGGATCAGTTCAAGCGCGAGGAGGGGGAGCGGCAGCAGATTCTCACCGCCCTCAACGGCCTGGTCACGCAGGTGACCGCGATCCAGGGCGCGTTGACGCAGCAGGAGACGGACCTCCTGGCGGCGATCAAGGCCCAGCCTGTGGCGAGTGTGGACGCGGCCGCGGTGGCGAAGGCGCTGTCGGACGCTGGTCTGCCGCAGCAGGTCGTGGCG